CAGCTCATCACGGTAGACGTTGCCAAGCAAAAGTGCTTGTGGCGGGGCAGCTCGTCCAATGTGCGTATCGCTGGACAGCAAAGCAATGTCCGCATTGTGAAGCTGATAATGACATAACGGCGCGATATTGTATCGAGTGCAAGGGCGAGATCGTTGACCCGAACGAGAAGCTTCGCGCTGCGTTTAAAGAGAAGAAGGGTGACCCCACGAGACGGCAGACGGATCAGGTTTTAGATTGGACGGTCGCGAGCACGATTAGTCAGTCTGGCCGAGAGTGCTGGCGCATCAATGTAACGACACCGTATAGGACGTTTGCGTTCTGGGTATTTAAGGCACCGACATGGTCGTCTGGATTTCAAGATCGCGCGGCTTTTTTAGGCTTGGGTGGAAAGGAACCCGAGACAATTACTTACCAAAAAGATCCTAACACAAAATTTTATAAGGTTTATGCTTACAATCGGAGGGCAGATGAAATTCCCCAGTAACATTCCAGTTTATGGCGATATGAGCTATCGAGGCGAATGCCCGAGCGAGACGCTTGAGCAGGTGACATTCTTTTCGCGGTTGCGAACTTGGTATAATGATTCGTATGGGCTGATCGCTCTTCACCCACGCAATGAAGGTCAAAGAACGTGGTCTAAGGCGGCGTTTGAACGCGCTGAGGGAATGGCGTCTGGGGCCGCTGATGTGATCATCCCGGGGTCTCCTACGTTTGTTTGTGAGATTAAACGGCGAGATCATACAAAGTCTAAATGGCAGGATGGGCAGCAGGAGTACCTTAATGTCGCGAAAGAAAAAGGCGCGTTCGTCTGCGTCGCGCTCGGGGCAGATGCAGCTATCGATGCTTTCGCAGACTATTTGGCCGAACGGGGTGAGACCTAGCGGGGCGATCGATGCCGTCATGGAGGGTGCAGAACGGCTAGAAGATCAATCGCCTGCAATCCAATCTTGTTCTATGTTTTACATTTATCAGGAAGCCAAAAGAATCATGCGGCATTCGACTAAAGTTGAACGGGTTAATGCTTTAAATAATTTACCCGAATTGCTTCAACCGCACATTAAAAAGGAAGTGGAAAGATTATGGAAAATAGGCAAATAGCTGAATTTATTGCATTTTTTTGGGCTTTAGGCCTCGTCGGATATATTATAAGAATTATTTTAACAATCGTTAGAAAGCCGCTTGACGGGTAAAATTTTATCCGCTATACCATGTTCATCAGCGCGGTGCTGATTAGATTTTAGATGGAGATTTCAAATGTTAAACCGTTCCCTCGCCGACCAGTACGCCGACCTCGACTTCACAATCAAATCTGCCGAAGACGCCAAAAAGGCTCTCAAGGCTCAAATCATTGAGCTTGGCACTGAGTTGGTCGAGGGCGATCAGTACGACGTCAAGGTATCGTTGTCTCAGCGTTCAGTCATGGACTTTGATAAGCTGTTTGCTACCTACGGCATCACTGAAGAGCAGTTCAAACTGTTCTCTGCATGCACAAAAGACGGCAAGTGCTTTGAAGTCCTTAAAGTTGTACCCAAGAAAGGAGGGGAGTAATGCTCCCGACTATTATCCAAGTGATAAATCATAAGAAGCTTAATTCATCGGCCAAAATTCTTTGGATTAAGCTTTTTATTAAATATGGTTACGAACCATTTTCAGGTGCTTATGAAGAAATGGCAGAAGAAGTTTCTAGCAAGCGTTGGACCGTTCGAGCGCAGGTTTGGAAGCTTCAAGATTTCAACGCTGTATTTGTTTCATCTTATTATGAAAAAGGCGCTGTAGGTCAGGTTGGAAATACATTTCATCTTATAAATCCAAGGGATTGGCATAATGCCTAATATGTTAGATTACGAACGCCTTGTGCGTCAGAATGCAGATCTCCGCGTTGAAAACGCGAAGCTAAAAAGGGACCACTCAAACAGAATAAAGGAGGACTTAAGGTGGACTTACATAGAGACCCAACCGACGATCGGGACGAGGGAGGAGGAATTACGCCTTCGACGTTTGATACGGGATTGGGAGGAACGATACGACATATTGTCGGAGCTTTACGCCAGTCGAGAAATGAACCCGAAAGCGGATTGGTTTCAAGTGAAGGGGGAACGGGAAGCTCGGCAGAAGGAACAAGCAGTACGGGAAGCCCGCCGTCAATATCGGATATTTTGGCTGCAGTGGATCGTCAACAAATTGAAAATAAGGAAAGTAAAATAATGTTAGTTAATAATCGTGAAAAGACCCATGGCAATTACCGCGACAACGCAACCATGAGCCAAGGGATAAAAGACCTCATGCGGGGCGGCAAGAATTGGAATGCTCTTAACGACATGCAGCGCGAATCACTTGAGATGATTGCGGTAAAGCTAGGACGCATTTTAACAGGCGATGCAGGCTTCAGGGACCATTGGGATGACATTGGAGGGTATGCCCAGTTGGCAAGCTCAAACGCAAGCCCTAGCATGCCTCAAGTTAAGGTGGATCTAACACAGGCGTTAAATCAATGACAGAAAAAGGATGGCTGGGGCCTTACGCTCCAGCCGACCGCCATGCGGACAAAACTACAATGGACCACATAATTGACCTACGACGTCGATTATTGGAATTAGAAAAATTAGTTGTTAGGCTTGAAATTCAGCGTGATAATGCCTTAGCTGTGGTAACGGATCTTCAACGCAAATATACAGAACTGGCTCGCAAATGACGTATTATCGTCTCATGGGTGAACAACGAGGTTTCTTGAGCCGTGGGTCTATGTTAATAGATGAGAACTTGGAGTACGATGAAGCAGTCGAGCTTCTTCAAGATGTAAAAAGTGAAATGCCTTTATGGAAATTTTGGTTAGTTGAACAGGAATTTATAGATGAAAAAGTACAATCGGGTATTCGTACCGAACCCGAATCTTCGGTTTGACCCAGAAGAATTAGTATCTCTTGGTAATTCAATCATATATGTTTGCGATTTGCCAATGTTTGACAACCTTATTGGCGATGAGAACGTGCATCGTTTTGAGGGGCGCATAAGGGAGCGTTTGGCGGATTTTGACCCGAACGTCGATGTAATTGCTTATTATGGCGACAGCATGATCTTTGCGATGATGATCATGTGGTTGGCCGATAATTTTGATTCGTTTGATGTAGCCCGCTACTCGTCAAAGCAGCAAGCATACATCATCCGCGAATTGTCATATCAAAAGTTTATTCAGTAGGTTCTGCGGCGGTTTCTTCCACGGCAGGGGAAGCAGGGACTGCAGATTCAATCTGTGGTTTTGCTTGTCCATGCAGCAAGTTAATGAGATCTGCTACCTCGGCGTACACGCCTGATCCAAGGTGTTTCAAAACCGTGTTGACGTGCGCTACAGTTAGTTTGAGTTCAAGTTCAAGATTTTCCATCATATACCTCTATTAGCAATTGCAAGAGCTTTGGCGACGGTAGTGTCGTCCAAGTTGAGTAAAGGCTTTGTTTCGTTGCCTTGTTCTTTTTTAATCTTGTCGACCATGTTTATCAAGGTTTCTGCTTTTGTTTTGGCAGATTGTTTTACGGAGCCGCCACGAGCATAATTAGCAGTTTGCGTAAAAGGGATTTCTTCTTCTGGAGGAGCAGGTTGAGAACGGTTAATGTTTTGTTCTACAGGGGATAGAACGCGGGCAGCTGTAGAAGTGGCATTACCTATCCCACGGGCTGCAGAACCAACGGGAGAGCCTGCTACTTTACCAAGACCATACGCTCCAAGGCCCATAATTTTTGGAGATTGTAGAACTGACTGAGCGCCTAAAATACCCATATGTTTAATGAAACCTGCAGGATTCCCTGCTGCCAAGTGAGTACCCGCATTATACAGATGGAAGGCACCGCCACCCCCTTCAATAAGGCGAGCAATTGGACCTTCAGCCATAGCGCCATTAAGCATTGACCCAGCAATCATGTACGGAATGCGAGGATCTTTTTCAGCGATCTGATTGATAAGAGATTGCCCTTGCGGTGTAGTAAACGCCTTGGCAACCTTTGCCATTTGAGCATTTGCTGCAGATCTACTCCCAAGAGAAGTGTTTAGGTTTTTAATGTTAGCCAAATGAGCCTGATAATTTTCCATCAAATCATCATACTCTGGCGAAACAGCGCGAATGGCTTGTTTTACGCCTGCATGAACATTTTTAAGAGCATTACCCGCAAGCCCTTGCTGGCCACTTAGCTCCCAAAGTTCTTGTTTGAGTTTGTCTAGGCCAAGGATGGTACGCCCTTCTGATCCAGAAGGCATAAGGCTTCGTTGATATAAATTGTTCTCAATTTGATCAAGGGCTTCATGGGCGGCTTGATCAGGCCCAACGCCTGTATATTGCCATTTGCCATTTCCATCGGGGCCAGTGACAAATTTACGTTCACTAAGCTGCGAACGAGCGTCATCAATTGCATCATAAATTGGCTTTAATGGCGCATCTTGAGTTGCTGCCATCATGTTTTCTTTTTTAGACGCCCAATTTTTTTGGTCAGATTCTTTAATATCTTTAAGTGCTTTTTGAAGAGACTGGGAAAACTGAACAGGATCTCCCTGCCCTTTAGCAAAAGTGTTAAATGAATCTTTAATTGCTTGCGCCTGCGGGCCTTTAGCAGCCCCTGCATTGAAAGCTGCTTCGTATGCGGCAGGATCAACGCCTGTGGCTGCGCCAACCGCT